CATATTATATTATGAAAATTATGAAAAAAGCAACAACGTTATACCTAACATTATTTTTAGCATCATGTGGTGGTGGAGGTGCAGCCTCCTTATCTATTGATACAAACAGTATCACTCCACCAACACCACCAACCAACACAAGTCTACCCGAAGGAGGAATGTCGGGTAAAGTAATTGATGGTTACATTGATGGTGCAACAGTAATTTTTGATTTGAATTCTAATGGGGTATTAGATGACGGAGAACCCCATACAGTAACAGGAAGTGATGGTGATTGGTCTTTCGACCAATACGACCTTGCAGACTTCTATGATTTACCATATGATGCAACACAAGCAAATGCATATTTTGAATCAAATTTTGGTGTCAACACACGTGCAATGTTACAATGTATCGAAGACACCATCAAGGTTGCAGAGGTACCTGTAGGTGCATTCGATAGTGATAGAGGTTATGTAAATGAATCCTATACACTTTATATGATACCCCAAGGTTCGACTGCATATGAAGCTCAATTCATTACACCTTTCACTACCATACTGGGTAATTTGATTGCATCTGAAAATTCACAACTTACACCTTATCAAGGATGCACTTCTGAAGGACAAAATGTCAGAACAAATATTAGAAGAAATGTAAGTATATTTGAGGATGAGTTCTCCACGGGTACGGGTTTATCATTACAAGACTTTTACGTAGATTACATTGCAACAGGAGAGACGGATAAACAACAAATTGCAGAAAGATTAACTGATGTGTTGATAGACATATACAAAGTCAAAGATGCATATGTAAATACTGATTACACCAACTTCCAGTTTATTATCGAAACTAATAGTTTGAGTACTCTCTTATCAACCAACCCTATAACAGACGTAGGAGTACAATTAGAAATGACTTCAGAACCAGTGAATGATGGTGAATGGGAATCTAGATATCAGAAGGTATGGAATGTCACGATAAACTATGTTAACGACACGATAGATTCTTTACCTATCACATTGACCGAACTTAACAACCTAGCTGTAACCAATGAAGAAAACTATTCTTATACAGTTATACAAAATACTGATGTTAATCTTATAAATAGTAATACATGGACTTTTAATCTAAAAGACTATGATGGTGACTATGGTACTTGTTCAGATTGGATGAGGAATGAAAAGATGCACGATGATATGGTACGTCTTGAATTACAGGATTGCACTGGTGAAAATATTACAACCTACTTTAAATCCCCATATAACACAGTCAACTCATATGTCAAAGATGACGTAGTCAGTGTACATGAAGAATTATTTTTATTGAATCGAGGAATGAATAATTTTGAAAGTTTAATACTTCCATCCCTTAGTTCGGGCGATAGTGTTAACATCACGAAAGTGAGTGGTGATACCATATACTCATATAACTTTACGTTTAGTTATGAAGTATGTGACGTTTGGGTAAATGGTGAGAACACAGAATCTACTACAGGATATGATGGATACCTAAATTGTTTAAATTACATGCAATAATATGGATAAAAAGAAACACATTAATGACGTTATAACAACCATCAATAAGAAGATTACGTTGAAACGTAAATTGAAGGAAGCAAAGAGCAACAAGGATGATGCTATGGTTTCTTTATATCAAAAACAAATTAAAGAAATAGAAGACAAACTTGCAGCTCGACCACTTATAAAAACATAAATAGTAGACAAACAGGTAAAGTTTACTATTATGGCAGTTAAAAATCTACACTTAGAACATTTAGAAGACGAAATCATTAACAACGGAATTGATGGGGGAAGAGCAGCTATCAATTTCCTTCGTGGTCTTCGTGACATGATGAAAGGAAACTCCAAGAAAGGAGTTAACATGACAGTTAAGTGGGATGGAGCTCCTGCTATATTCTGTGGTCTACACCCCGAAACAAATCAATTCTTTGTTGCAAAGAAATCACTTTTTAACAAGGAACCTAAGTACTACACTTCAGAACAAGAAATCAAAAATGCAGATGAACTAAGTGGAGACTTAGAAACAAAGTTCATTGAATCATACAAACACTTATCTAAACTAACATGGACTAATGTCATGCAAGGTGACTTGATGTTCACAGAGAGTGACAAGAAAGATAAGAACATCGATGGTACAGATTGTATCACATTCCAACCCAACACTATTTTATATGCAGTAGATAAAACTTCTGAGTTGGGTCAAACTATTGCAGATGCAAAGTATGGAATTGTGTTTCACACTACTTACAGTGGTGACACTATAGAAGACTTATCTGCATCATTCGGTGCAAATACTAATTCATTAGGTTCGAACAGAGATGTATGGATTGACGATGCATCATATAAAGATGAAAGTGGTAAGTCATCGATGACTGCAAAGGAAACACTTGAACTTTCCAAACAACTTACACTTACAGGTAAGAACTTCCATAAGATAAAAAGAAAAGACTTAAATAAGTTCAATAAAGTTCAACAAGAATTTAATAATAAAGGTATGGCAGGTGCATCTTATAAGACATACTGTAATGCAATGATTCGTACAGGTAAGTACAATCCCACTACAATTGGATATCTTAAACACGTAGAAGATAAGTGGAATGCAAAAATCAAAACATACAAACAAGAAAAAACTAAACAAGCAAAGACTGAAATCAGAGACCAATTACTAAGAGAACTAAAATCACTCAAGAGAATGATTGATGGACTTACTGCATTCCAAAAAGGTTTGATGGATGCAAAACAATCAATTATTGTTGCACTCAACAGAGTCAAGAGTATAGGTACCTTTGTAAAAACTGATACAGGTTATAAGGTGGTAAACCCCGAAGGATACGTTGCAATTGACAGAGATGGTAAAGCTGTCAAGTTAGTAGACCGCATGGAGTTTTCACTAAATAACTTTACAGTTGCAAAGAACTGGGACAAATAATGAAAGACTTTAAATCATTTTTATCAGAAGCAAAAAGTAAACCAGCAGTGTTTACTTTTGGTCGTTTCAATCCACCTACAAATGGACACGAAAAACTTGTAGACCGAATGGTCAAAGTGTCAAAACAAGTAGGGGGAGAACCTATCCTGTTCTCATCACACTCAAGTGACAAAGTAAAGAATCCACTCTCACATAAAGATAAAGTTAAATTCTTGAAAGCATTCTTTGGTAGGAAAGTAAACGTAGTCAACGAAGATGTAAAACAAATATTTCAAATCCTAGTGTTCCTATACGACAAAGGATATAGAAACATAGTCATGATTGTAGGGTCAGATAGGATTGCAGAATTCAAAAACATAATCACAAAGTATAATAGTGTAAAAGGTAGACATGGTTTCTATAAGTTTGATGACATTGCAGTTGTATCAGCAGGAGAAAGAGACCCCGATGCAGATGACGTAAGTGGAATGTCTGCATCTAAGATGAGAATGTTTGCAGAGAAAGGTGACTTCGATTCATTTGCACAAGGTGTTCCATCAACAGGTAAGAGACTTGCAAAGAAATTGTATAATGCAGTTAGAAAAGGAATGGGTATCAAAGAGGTTACACAAATTCCTAAGTACATGATTGATGACATGTTGAACGAGGGAGTGTTAACAGAGGGAGTGTACGACCAAGGTATCTTCAAAGCAGTGTTCCTTATGGGTGGGCCAGGTTCGGGTAAGTCAACTGTAGTTGATAAACTTGCACTACCATCACTAGGTTTAAAACTAGTAAACACTGATAGAGCATTTGAGAATGGTTTGAAGAAAGCAGGTATGTCGTTAGATTTAAGAAAACAATCAGACGATGACTATGCACCTATCAGAGCAAAGGCAAAGAAGATTACAGGTAAACAAATGGGTGCATATATCAATGCAAGATTAGGAATGATATTTGACACTACAGCTGCAAAGAAATCTAAGATTCAAGATTACAAAGATTTACTAGACCAAGCAGGATATGAATATAAAATGGTCTATGTAAAAACATCACTTAAGAATGCACTCAAAAGAAATCAGATGAGACCAAGAAAACTCAGAGATGATATAGTCATAAACGATTGGAATAATGCAGAGAAGAATGCAAAACAATTTAAACAGATGTTTGGAAGAGACTTCATTGAAGTAGTCAATGACGATGACCTTGCATCATTAGATACAAAGGTAAACAAACTGTTTGGTAAAGTCATGACATGGGCATCTAAGTTCCCTACAAATGATAAAGCACAAGAGTGGAAACAATCAGAACTAACTAAGAAAAAACGATAAATAGTAGTATGTTAGATTTAATTAGAGAAAAGATAAAGACTGCACAAGACAAAGATGTCGAGGACAAGAAAGGTACTCAACCTAAAAGATATTACGCTGCAGATGCAGATGGTGATAAGATGTCCAAAAAGACAAAAGAGAAACGTGCAGCTCATTTCGCAAAGAACTCTAAGAAAGATGATGATGATGGAAGTGCATATAAGAAAGCACCTGGCGATGCAAAGGCAGACACTAAACCATCACAATACACTAAACAATATAAGAAGATGTTTGGTGAAGAACAATACACAGACTTAGAAGAAGGTAAACTTGTCGGTAACACTGGTTTCATAATCGATACACTTGCTAATATGGTTAAGAAAGAAGTCGGTAAAGAGATGCAGAAAAGTAGAGAAAAGGGTGTAGTGTTAA